CATCCCTCGGCATCATGCCGGAGTTTGCTCGCAGAAATTCCTGAAACGGTGTGAGGAACCCATGATCATAGGCTCCCGCCATACCGTCCAGGATGCAGCGGTCCCGAATGACAGGTCGAACATATTCGACCTCATTTCGTTCGAGGATCCAGTCATCGTCGTCACCGAATTCAGCCCAGTCCTGAACAGGTGGAAACGTTTCGGTTGCATCAATGTGGTCTCCCGGCTCCTTGCGGAACTGAATAAAGGTCACAACATCGGCTCGAATGAAACCGGTGTCCATCAATGCAGACTTTGCGGCCTTGAGGCTTTGCAGATCACAATCTGTGCCAAAAGCGTCAATGCCCTCTTCGTAGGCGATTTTGTACAGGTCAGTTATGACCCGTCGAAATGACCTGGTCTTATATGAGGAGAGAGGAGTGACCGCCATTGTGGCGAACATGTTCACCCTCCCCATATATTTCTTGAACGAATCCTCTGTCTCATATCCGTGAGGTTAGAGGATTTTCTCAATTTCTTGATTGGAAAGCTCCCAGGGTTTGTCAACCGCAATCGCTGCTGCTTTCTTTTTAGCCAACCAGTATGGCAGATAGTCAGACTCCATGTCCGGCTGCCGATGGTGGTATTTATCCGTCATGTTTCCCTTGATTCGCTCTATCAGAGCCTCAGGAAATTCGCGGTTGAGGGTCTCGACCCCCCTCTCATGGATGGGGGTATTGAGTTGCCTTAATTTGTTGATGACTCGCTTGGGGATTTCTCCCTGAGTTGCGAGAGCATTGACAATCCATTTTATCACGTCCGGGCAGAGTTGAAGTCTTCGGAGTTCCTCCGCCTCGTCCATTGATAAATCAAAACCACCAAGACACCTCGGCATAAATATTATGGAGAAGAGTTTTGGTTGCTCAGCTCTCGAGGGTAGGCATGTTCCCATCCTGAGAGTGAAAAGATCCCGAACCGAGGTCGCCTTGCCTTCTGGGTAAAGCGTCTTATCGGTGGGGAGCCACTTGATGCAACCAGCAAGGCTACAAGCCTTACCAATTGCACAGTTCTTATCCATTGCCTGGTTTCTCACGTTATCCACGCGGGCAAGCAGTCGATTCTTGATACTATCGGTGATGAGAGAATGTGTCCACATCCTCTTTGGATCAACGCGGACACAGTCTGCGTTATCGAACCGATTCTTGAGGCAGATCACGCGTTCACAATAGCGGACCATGACCTGCGACATACCATGCTTCGAGTCGGAGATCTCCGACCCGGACTTGATATAGATATTTGTGATGGACTCGAGGTAATCCTCGGGTCCTCCGGCAAAATGATCGTCTCCCCCGAGGTGGAAGAATCTCCACCATTGGTCATACTCGGGGGAACGGGAATCTGTGGGTTTCATCACACCTTTACGGTTTGGTGCCTCCCACGGAATTGATCTATGGGATCTGTAAGCGAGTTCTTCGCAGCAGAGGCCCAGAGTTACGAGACCGATCTTCGCAAGGTGTTCACCCATGAAGATGCCGTTGGTCGCGTGCACGATATCCAAAGGGTCATTCTGGCCCGTTGGAAACTCGAGATATCGGTCACACAACAAGGACACGACCTGTTGGTCGTAATCCGACATTGTGTGGCCAAAGCCTTCGAGAACGCCAAGGAGCAACTCCTTGGTGAGCTCACGGTTTTGGCAGTTGGTTGCATTCGTCAAATCTGATGAAAGGAACCAGTGCCAATCTTTATTCAGGCCTCGTCCCTTGTAACGGTTCGTTAGAGCCTTACAAGCTTCCCAGGCCTGATCCATCTTCTTGAAACTACTCCAACAGGAGGGGTGTCTTGAGATGATATCGGTGTAGAAGTGGCAAAAAGGTGCTTCGTACACGTTCAGCCACCACTCACAAAGGGTAACCCAGCGGCATTTGTTCCCCAGTTCGAAAACTGGTGATGCTCTGAGTTCCGGAATCTTATGGTCCTTGTCTATCACATTGAGATGGGCAAGGTACATAATCTGCTTGGAGGCCGCATAGTCGAGCCCCCAATAATACTTGTATCCCGCGGCGAGTGCCTCGTCCGGGACGCCAGTTTCTCTCGGTTGAAGAAACTCTCCTTCAAGGAAAGCCTCCTCAATCGGGTCACGGAAAAGGGTTTTCCAAACCGGAATACCGGCACGGAAGACAGCTTCTCCGAATATGGTCTGCTCAACCTTATCCTCTTCTGGGATGACATTGACAAACCTTTTGAAGTCGTGGATGATGGCCGCAGCTTGCGCTCCGTCCTGAACCGCGAAGTTCTTCTCCCCTGAAGCTGTGAAAGAAAAATGATTCTGACCAGCGGAGGGGGGTCTCGGGTCTAGTTTCTTGATCTGGCGACCGATCGCCTGAGCAGCTAGACGCATTTCACGAATGTGTTCAGGGGCCACCACAGAGTTTCTTGTGATAACCTCCTTGAAAACCTTCTTTGCCTTCACCTCCGTTCCTTTCCCTGCATAGGGGAAGTTCCGAGTTGAAGCAAGATGAGCCCAGTGTTGACAATCCAGATAATCTGGAAAGTCCTTCTGGTTCATGTTTCTCATAAACGTCAGCCCATCCATGGACCTGAACAGATTGTTCGATCCAAGTACGGCTGGTGCCCGAAGCTTGGTCTGTGCAAGTTTATGAAACCTGTAGTTAGACCACTCTTTGTACATATCGATCACAGCTCCAACGTCGTACGTTGCAACGTGAAAGATTTTCCTTATCATCTTCTTAACGGTTGCGCGATCTGCGGAACCGTACTCGAAGACGCGATGGTCTGCTGTCCATAGATTGTCGACAAATGCGGCAACTACGGCTTCGACCTTTGAGAAATAACGTTCCGAACGTGTGCTCAAATGCTGAGCAACGGAAGGGCGTATTCCCATGGATTTGAGGATCCTTTGGATCCCACGTCTTTGTACAGAACTGAAGCACCCCCCAACCCCTTGTGGAACAAGGAGGGAGGTACCTCGGTTAGGACAGTGGAGGATTGACCCCCGCTTGATCATGGCGTACCTGCAAAGACCTTCGGTCGATGCTGGTGCACCAGAAGTTTGGTCTTGACTTTCAGTCGCGACCGGAGATGTCGTGGAAAGGATCGGTATATACTGACCCCAACCTTCGGCACCCCCTTCCTTCAACTTAGCCCGTAGGTTTAAGTCGCTAAGGAGGGGATACCAAAACATAGACTCAAAGGGACCGTAT